ATCTTGGTTTTCCTGCAGCTGTTAAAATACCGTCCTTCTCAAGATCCCTACCAATGCCTGCTAGGCTTTTACCCTCAAGGTACTCTCTGTAAATGCGCTTAATGATTTCAGCCTCTTCAGGAACAATTATTAGGTTTCCTTCTTCATCTTTTGTGTACCCCATAAATCGATTGTGGTTGACCTGGACTTTCCCTTGCTGATATCGATACTGAAGTCCAAGTTTAACATTCTGAGAAAGGCTCTGACTTTCTTGCTGCGCGAGGGATGCCATAATGGTCAGAAGCACCTCCCCCTTGGCATCCATTGTATTTATGTTCTCTTTCTCGAAAAATACGGCTATGTTCTTATCCTTGAGTTGCCTAATATATTTTAGGCAATCCAGAGTGTTACGGGCAAATCGACTGATGGACTTTGTAATAACTAGATCGATGTTCCCCTCCATGCACTCATCAATCATGCGGTTGAACTCTTCTCGTTTTTTCGTGTTCGTGCCTGAAATGCCGTCATCTGCAAATATGCCTGCGAACTCCCATTCAGAATTTTTCTTTATAAACTCGGTGTAATGAGCTACCTGCACCTCATAGCTTGAGTTCTGCTCTTCAGTTTCTGTAGAAACACGGCAATAAGCAGCAACACGCAGTTTCTTTACTTTTTCTTTTGCGGCTGTACTTCCGACCCTTTTTCGTGCTGGAATTACAGTTATGTTTTTCTCTGCCAATTTAAACCTCGCTTTCTATCAGACTATAAAGGTACTCCGCTCGCGCTACTGGATCATCTGGAAGTTCACCTTCTGATTTTCTCATTTTAAATCTTTCTATAGGTGGGGGAGCACTGAAAGCTGCAAGCTCTGCAATCCTCCCTAGATCCTTCGCACGTTTACTTCTAACTTCTTCAGCCTTATCAAACGTCTCTTTATCAATGATTGCGGGGTATACGTCATTTCCAAGATAGTTGATGTTTTTCAAAATAAGTCCCATGGATGAATGTGTCTTCTGAATACCAGCCTGCTCACCAGCCACAGCAAGGGAAAGCCCGGAAATGTACTTTTCAAAGAAATCCCTTACTTGATCCGCAGTCCTTTCATCAACGGTAACAACTCCGTTCGTAATTGTATATCCGTATGGTACATAGGCCATTTACCTCACCACCCTTTCTTTAAGGGAAAGTCCACATTTTAGTTTAAATGTCAGTTCATCCCTTGAATCTACAATGATGTTTTCTACATACTTTTCAAATGCCTCGTCCGTATAATTGCCATCAAACTTCTCTTTTGACACATGCTCAAGAATCGCCTTTACCTCATCTGCCTGTGATGTTCCACTTGTAAATGACATGACCAGATTCGTCTTCTCAATGGTTAGATTTTTTATTTCGTTGTCCAGAGCATTTCGTTCCTTGCTAAAAAGTGCTGGCTCAAGAAACCCTTTTGTCATAAGGCCAATAAGCGTATTGCGCTCTTCGGTCAATTGCTCCATTCGCTTATCGATAGCATCAATTCTTTCAAGGTCGCACTCTTCTTGGTTTTTACTTATAGCATCATAAAGTGGCCCAAGGATAATCTTTCTGCTGTAGGCAAGCTTATTCATCATGGTGGCAAAGGTTGCCTTTATCTCTCCATCACGCAGGAACAGCATGGAGCAGCTGTTCTTGTCTTCAATATGCCCTATGCAGCTCCAGGCAATATAACTTCTGCCAGCAGAGTAGTTTGTTTTTCTCCTAAACGTGGACCCACACTCTCCACAGATGATTTTACCGCTTAATACATATCTATTCTGATAAGCCTTTTTGTTAACAGCCTTAATCTTTGCTCTTTGTGTTATCAGCTTTTGTGCCTTAGAAAACACTTCTTTGCTGACGATAGGCTCATGATGATTCTTGCAGTAAAATTGGTCTTTCTCACCTTTATTAGGTCGTCTACTGTAATTGCCATCAGTGTATGTCTTTTGGAAAAGCGCATCCCCTTTGTATTTTTCATTTCGGAGCATATCAATCACTGTTCCTGTGCTCCAATGATTACCTCTTCTTGCAGGAATCTTGTCCCTGTTAAGGCCCTTTGCGATCACACTTCCACCTTTACCTGAAAGGCACTCTGAAAAAATGCGCTTAACAACTTCTGCTTCTTCTGGAACGATGACCATCTCACCATTCACATTAGCATAACCATAAGGTGGACTGCCAATAATGAAACTGCCATTTTGAAACTTTTTATTGATTGACCAAGTTGTGTTCTGAGAAATAGATGCGGACTCTTCTGCAGCAAATCCAGATAGAATTGAGAGCATTAACTCACTCTCCATGTCACCTGTATTTAGATTTTCTTTCTCAAAATAAATGAAAACGCCAATATCTATGAGCTGCCTTACTAGTTCTAAACAATCCGTGGTATTACGTGCAAAACGGCTGATGGACTTGGTGATAATAAAATCAATCCGACCACTTTCACAATCACGAATCATGCGGAGAAGTTCAGGTCGTTTTTCTTTCTTGGTACCTGATATCCCTTCGTCATAGTAAAGACCTGCAAACTCCCATTCTGGATTGGACTTGATGTATTTTTCATAGTGTTCCCGCTGGGCTTTAAGGCTTACCAGCTGTTCGTCACTATCTGTTGAAACCCTGGCATAAGCGGCCACTCGAAGTTTGTTTTTCGATAACTGTGATCTTGTCAGTTCATCGATTTTCGTTATCTTTTTCATTGTCTCACCTCGCTTTCTTTCATTACATATATCACTCTAAAAGCCACTAATAGCAAGTGATTTAAGACATAATCTCAGCTAGCTTTGGTAAGAATTTCTGGCGGTTTAACGCTGATATTTTTTGTCGTTCATCCTCTGTAATTTTGCCTTCTTTCTGAAGCATCCTGATAATGCTCTCTGCTATATAAAAGTCATACTCTCTCTGCAACTGTTCCTCTGTCATCGGTTCTGTCTCACCCTTGATCGGGTTGCCATCTTTCACTTCAATAATCTTCATAAAAAAACACCTCCTACCTGGTAGCCACGGCAAGAGGTGAAATCTGATTGTTTAACTAATCTTTCTTATAAAATTCGCATTCATAACCATCGGCATCAAGGAGCAACCCCTTTGCCCAGGGAGGGACTCTACTCATCTGCTGGCACACCCTATCAAGTGACATGCTAGGATCCGCTTCAATAATAACTTCATCATGCACATGAGCCACAATGCGGTAAGAACTTAGAGTCTTTATGGCATGCATCAAAATATCACGAGAGATTGCTTGGACAATGTTTTCTACAAACTTAGGCCCATAGCTTTCAAGTCGATCCCATTTCTTAGTAGCACCGACAGCTTCGTAAGTGACCGATTCACCACCGAAGATATTCTCACCAATCTTTGGTTTAACATAGGCAAGCTGCCTACCAGAAGGAAGAACGATAAAGAGCATTCCACTCCTGTAATGAAACTTAATACTTTGTATTTCTTGAGATTGCTTTTCTTTGATGCACTTCTTAGCTGCTCTATCCACATCCCACCAGAATTTTACGATGTATGGATTGGCCTGCCTCCAAGCGTTGACAAGGGGTTTAAGTTCTTCCTTCTCAAGGCCCATATCCAGTGCGCCCATAGCCTTTAAAGCGCCCACTGATCCACCATAACCTAAGGCCAGTTCTGCAATCTTACCTTTCTGTCTTAAATGACCGTTCACACCATGCTTTTCAACTGGGACACCAAACATTTGTGATGCAGATGCACAATAAATATCACCGCCACTTGCGAACACTTCACTTCTCCACTCTTCACCTGCAAGCCATGACAGCACACGAGCCTCAATGGCAGAAAAGTCGGCAACAACAAACTTACAGCCATCTTTTGGTACAAAAGCCGTTCTTATAAGCTGCGAAAGTGTATCTGGTATATCTTCATAGAGCAATTCAAGTGCTTCAGAATGACCGCTCTTTACTATGGCTCGTGCCTCTTTTAAATCCCGCATATGGTTTTGCGGCAGGTTCTGCAGCTGCACTATTTTTGAGCTGAAGCGTCCTGTCCGATTGGCGCCCAGAAAAGTAAACATGCCACGAATCCTGCCATCACTGCAGACTGCATTTTCCATTGCCGTGTATTTCTTTACGGATGACTTTGCCAGTTGCTGACGTAGTTTAAGCACTTCAGCCAAGTGCTCTGGTGCGTCCTTCAATAATTCTGCCACAGCCTTTTTACCAAGGGTATCTGTTTCTAGGCCATTATCAGAAAGCCAATCTTTCATCTGCTGTACTGAGTTGGGGTTATCAAGTTCTGTTATTTCCTGCATCTGATCCATTAGCTTGGTGTGTGAAATCTCATTCATAGCGATAGCTTGCTTTACGAAGTCCATGTCTACCTTGATGCCGCTATCGTTAATTCTCTCACTCAAATGGTATTCATCCCAGATGAAATCTGGCACAGGAAATTTAATCAATTTCTGCTCAATCTCCATCTCTGCTTCGACATCACGTATGTTATAGGATTTGAATCTCTCCCATTTTTCTGGGTCATCAGAGGGTAAATTTCTTGTGCGGTTTCCATTTGTCTTAGTCGGGCTACAAGGACCACAAAAGAAACGAATCAGATCTTTACCTTCCGTCATTTTTTGCTTCCCAAGACCAAGAACTGCACCCACACCTACTAATGATAACGGCAGCCCCATATATGCTGCCCATGTCATTGTGCACCTCCATGATTCAGGAGAAATATACTTGCCCACTGGGTATCCTAGAAAGCGTGAGAAGCATATCCGCTCAAATGAAGCGTTATGAGCATATTTTATAACATTATCATCTTCTATTGCAGAAAGTATCAATGGTGGTATCTTTTCACCGCGGGCTAGATCGATTATTTTAACCTCACTTCCGTCTGTGGAATAGGCAAACAACAAAATTTCAAAATCATCTGCCTGAACATAACGATACACACCACACTTTGCTAAATTGACGCTACTATAAGTTTCAATATCACAATGTAATGTTTTTATTTCAGCCATGCATATCTATCTCCATTCTTTATTTTGCTTATAGCCTGATGCCCCACACCATACATCTCTCCAAGCCGAGTGCAAGTAAATCCACAGAATAATCCAAATCGTATTCCTTCAACATCATCCGTGGTAAGTTTCTTCCATGCCTTGCCTTGGCGATAAACATCATAAACATTTTCAGTCTGCGTATCATATCGAAGGTTCATTAGGCGATTATCTTTTGGATCCCCGTTTGCATGAAGCACATACATACCATCTCTTTCACCTACAAAAGCAGCCATAACCAAATGATGAACTGCAAAGCTTTGTCTTGGATCATTTAGGACAACCATTTGATAATTACCTCGATTTCCGGGTCGAAGTATTCTTTCCTTTAATAAATAATCAAACTCGCCATTCTGATTGCTACTATGAATTACACGTTCAAGACTCTTAATTCTGCCCTCACTGCTTGCCTGGTACTTCCCCTCATATCCGGGTATGTCTTTCCATATCTCATCCATTTAATGCACCTCCGTTCCTAAAAAAGCAGGTGGTAGAGGAAATACCCCCACCACCGTCAATTGGCCTTTTATATTAGGCAAGGAAGTCATCTTCTGCAAGAGTTGTGAAATCATCTGCTGCAGAACTCTTTCCACCAAGAGGCTCGCCATCTTTAATCTTTTGAATGTTGCCAAGTCCGCAAGCTACACCTTTATTTCCGTTGGAATTGAATGCGAAAAAATTCAGAGAAACCCTTGCAAAGCAGCCGCTGTAAACCTCACCACGATCCATGATTGGCTTTACACTCTTGTCCACAATCTGTGGTGGGGTTTTACTGTTGGCATTGATAAAATAATGCCCTTTATATGCCTCGTCATCGCGCTCCACATCCCCATCACGCAGAGGAATTTTTATAGCAGCCTTGTTGGGCTTCTTTCCACCAAACTTAGCAATGCCTTCTTCAATAGCAGCATCAATAGCAGCATTTACTGCGTTAATGGTTTCTGTATCGTTCTTTGGAATGAGTACGGATACGCTGTATTTTTCAGCACCACCGTTGACGGAAACCGGCTCCCAGCCGTGGAAGTAAGAAAGTCTCGTGTTCACACCTGTAATAACCTTAGTTCTATTCGTATTGTTTTTCATAATGATCAATCCTCCATAATTTCATTAAATTCGTTTTTTGCGTTCGTTACGTTCATAGCCACTCTTTTATCTGATTTAGGAACAAGCGTTGGCTTTCCCGGTGGTTTTACTATGAGGCTTCCTAAGATTTCCTCAAATTTGGTTTTGCCCATCAGTTTCTGCATCTCTGTCAAAGGAATAAGGCTCTTACGGTAAATATCTTTATATCCACTCTCTACAGCTTTTTGTGCTACAGCATCTTCATCTTTGTACTTACGAACTGAGCGACCTTCCACAACTTTAAAACCACTCCACTCTTTCCCATGGTTAACTGCTGCATCTGTGGCATAAGCAGTTATTTCATTGGCCCACTTCGTGAGATCAGGAATAATGTTTAGAATTTCTTCAATCTCACTATCTGTAAGCAGTGGTGGCATCTTAAACTCCTTCTGGGCCAGTTTGAGCTTTTCATCAGCTCTTGCACGGCATCTTATGGATGCTCTGCAGAAAGTACACCACGGGCCAGGGATATATTCACCTTCTCCTTGATAGGCTTTTGCTGCCTTAGGTTTTAGATCTTCTTCTGCCCAGGCTTTAAGTTCTTCTACCGGAACAGTCCAGGTGCTGACGTTTTCTCTTCGCGGCTGAAATATTGTCATTGATACTTCTTTGATGTCGTAGAGACTGTCATAGATTTCAAGAGCCCCTAATGCATAGAGTTTCATCTGCGGATTGTTTTCTGCGTCCACAAGGACTCCAATTCCGTATTTGAAATCCACTATGTGAAGCCTGTCATCTGAAATGATTACACAATCTCCCGTACCAAATCCATCTGGTACATAACAAGAGAAGTCAAGACGTTGTTCAATAAGAACGATAGGGTCAGTACAGGACTTTCTTGCACGTTCTACCTGCTCCATGATGAAGGCAACATAGTCATCTGTGCATTCTTCCATTTCATCTGAATCATACTCTGACACGGGCCTCTTACTTCTGATGTGGAGAGCCTTTTTCAGTTTGTGTTCTGAGAGTTCATGTGCTGCAGTACCTGCTTTTGCCGCCTCTCCACTTGTGTTTTCAAACTCAAGTTCAAGCCTTGCAGATGGCAAGCAGTGAAGCCACCTGTGTGATGAAGATGCAGATAATATTGCGTGATTACCCATTGCCAAGAACCTCCGCATCTTTCAAGATGTCAGCGTAATATGCCTTGTCAACTGCACTAAGCTTATCAGCCCCATACTTCCCAATAATCTCTCGAACCTCGGCTGTAAAACCAAGCTGGCTTTTTTCAGCAAGGACCATACGCACTTTTTCAAGTGGGATCTCCGGCTTTTTAGTTGTTTCTGTCTTTGTGGCAGGCACTTCTTCAGGCGCAGCATCGCTTTCGGTCATTGCATTGCAAACCACTTCTATGCTGTCTGCAAGGCTTCGCATATCGCTTACCACATCAAGCAGTAACTTTACTTTGCTCAAGTTCATTTCCTCCTTTCGTAGTCTCACAGATAGCAAGTTCCTGGACGCTATCTCCCGGAATAAGAATTGTTACACGCTGTTTATCTCCAAGGAGGAAACGTAGAATGCGCTCCCTTACGGTGACATTACGGCAAGTAACGATTCCGCCTGTCTGTGGCATTTGAAACACTGATCTTCAGGTTGTGTTTCATATCCATCACCTCTTTCTGAAGGGTCATTATTTGTTCCCCTCTATCTGGTAGCCGTGGGAGGAATAGAAATCTGACGGTTTTATGAAATAACAAAAAAATAATGCCCTCAGAAGTTTTAAACCTCCAAGGGCATAATGCTTAACTATTCAGTTTTGATAAAGGCATCTGTAAAGCCTGCAGCTTTTACTCTGGCCAGCATAGCATCTGCATTAGATTTTACGCTGTAGGCCCCGACCTGAACCCTGTAAAGCTTCTGAGGAGGTGTAGTGGAAGGAGTAGGGGCTGTCAGTAGCTTTTTTACGTCATCTCTGAAAGAATCCATACTCTTACCATGCCTAGAAAACCAGTGCTGAGGGTCTCCGTGATTACTGGCGATTTTCTTCTGATAGCCTTCATAGTGGCCAATGATGTCGTTCTCTGTCAGATCATAGAGTTTACAAAGGTGCGCACAAAGTTCCGTGGCTTCCTTATAAACTGTATTGAAATAAGAGGCGTCGGACAGATTATCTTCACAGATTTCAAATCCGATGTGACTGTTGTTGGCGTCACCACCTGCATGCCACCCTCTATGATCCCATGGCAGGGTCTGATAGGTAGCGACGGTTCCATTTTTAAGTTTTCCGATAAAGGCATGGACACAGACTTGTCTGCCACTTGGTCTATGCTGGTTCCAATGATTGTTGTACTGGTTTTCTCCCAAGCTGCCATCATCTGGACCAACATATCTACGTAGATATGGATTGTTAGCTCCGGTGCTGTGGACCATAATGCCTTTGGGTTTAATTTTCCTGCCTACTTTATAACATTCATTTTCTGTAAAGATAAGTTTTTTAATGTTCATAGATTTTCCCTCCTACGATTTGTTGCAATCTATAGAAAAATAAAAACGCCACAGGCATGGCCTATGACGCTTCTACTAGAATAGGTATTCTTGATCAGTTATGTCGTCTTCATTTAAATCTCTCGTCTCATTTTCTTCCCCGCAAACCGGGCATCTGCCATAATAATCTCTAAATGTTAAACTCCCTTCCAAGTGCATTAAATACTTCACTAAGATTAACGTCGCACCACAATGGCATTTAATTTTGGTCACTTTCATCCCCTCCAAAAGCATTATGCGAAGGGGATGACATTTTATACAGCTAATCCAGTTTTCCTTCATCAAAAATCTGATCGCTATTTTCATGCCAATAGAAGTCTAGAGTTTTGTGGCAGCATGGACATTCCTCTTGATAGTTCCTAATCACCATTTTGTCACTGAGTAGTAAGTTGTAATTGATGACGCATAATGGTTCTTCGCAATAGCTACAATGAATAAATACCATTTGAACACCTCCATAACTTACATATGCAAAGAATGCTCAAATGGCAAAATCAGTTATTACTTTGTTCCATCTTTATCTCCACCGTCTTTAAGTTGTTCCAAAACATCGCGGAACTTCTCTGGAATAGGAAGTCCAAGTCTTGTGGCGTTTTCAATGATGCTGATTCCTTCATTGGATAGGTAGAAGAAGATGACTGCTGTTCTGATAACACCACCATCACCGATAATGTTCTGATCAATGATGTGGGCAATGCCTACCAACGAAAAAATAACGACTTTCTTGAAGATGCCCCGAGCACCAACGTCACTGGATAAATGCTTCTCGATAATGGCGCACATGACACCAAGCAGATAGTCAATGACCACAAAGGCAATCAGGGCATATAAAAATCCATCGTAACCTCCGAGAAACCAGCCAAGCCAACCACCAAGGCCAGCAATAGCCAGTTGAATATAAGTCCAAATGTCTCTCATTGTTTTTCCTCTCTTTCATGTAGATTTATATATAAAAAGACGCCTAGTTAAAGGCGTCATAATCTGATAATAAAGGGCTTCAATTAGTAAGGTGCATAGTAAACATAGCCGCTGGCTTTGGCATAGAACCCGTCTCCGGGAATGTACATGGCACCGTCAAAGGTATCGTATTGGGAAGTTGTGAACCCTGGCTGATGCAAGCATTCCCAGGTAATCCCATCAGAGGATACACAAAGGCTGCTCTCTTTTAGAAGCGCAAACTTCCCCCAATCTGGCATCCAGATGATATTCCTTGGATTAGGGATGTTGTTATTGGCAAGATCGCCTACCCAGGAGAGATTGGTTTCGGTAATTTCTGTGGCATTATCGTTCATCACGCAGAGCTTCACATAGTAGGTGTAATCGCCACCCACATTGGTATAGTTGAATTTCATGACAAAGAGCACACCATTGATAGAACGGATGAACATGTACCGAGTATCATTCACATCTTCAGGAATGGTGGTTACCCAGCTTCCAGGACTTGATGTACTTGCTCTGGCGATGGATTTGTCCCCACCAACAACTCCCACAAAGTTTCCTTTATGCCTGGTCAGGTATTTAAAGATGGGGACTGAGGTTCCGTCCGATCCAACCAAGGTCCAAGCAGTTCGTTCTTCCAGGGAATCAAAGCTGTAATAAACCGGTGACTTGTAGTACCACCAGCTGACCACACCAGAGCCCCTGTCCATATCATAAGCACCACAGGTCATAGCGTTTTGCGCTCCAGCGCAATAACCCGCATTGTGCCAGGTAATCCCGTCAAAGGATGCGATGATATTAGCGAGGCCCGCAATCTTGGCAATAAAGACACCATCCGCAGCATAAAGTATCTCAGGCTGCCCATGACTCCACCAAGGAACACTGACAACGGTCCATTGTTTGGTGGTCTTGTTCCAGTAGGACATGTATGGGGTTTTGGCATAATAAACTGCAATCTGAGCGTTTCCATTATCATAGACATTAATCTGTCTCTCACTTCCGTATTGAGTATAGCCAAAGTTGTTATAGTACTTCTTGGTCCAGCTTAAGGTAGGAATAGGAAGGATAATGCTGCCCCTGGCACCAAAAGCTGTCCAGATGGCCAAGGTGTTATTAAAATTACGATCATAGCTCATGGGTTTCCTCCTTAAACTTTCTCAATGGCGGTAATTCTTCCGCTGGCATCCGTTGTATAAGTGTAATTTCCTGTTGAACCATCAGCATAGGTTACTTCAAATGCAGCCGCATCCACCAACAGTGAAGATACTTCCTTTAAAAGAAGCTCTGAAAAGATATCTTCTAGGGTGATGGACGTTATTCGACCACTAGAATCTGTTGTAAAGCTGTACTCGGCATGATACTGATGGGTATCACCTTTTTCCACTTCATAGGTCACATTGATTTTGTTATCAACCACCGACAGTGTTTTTACAATGGTGTAGGAGACGCTTAAGTCATAGACCTGGTTTTGAAGGTCATCCACGGAGCTTCCCACATTGGAAATTGAGTTTTCAATGCGATAGAAGGTATCAGAAATACTTGGCCTGTATCTTCCCACCTCAACGCGGATGTTGAACCTGTAAAATGGATTGTACTCAAGAGAGATGATCCTGGTTTTCACATTGATACCTAATGGATTGAAGATGATGTGCACATTATCACCAACAGCCAAATCCATCAGCTTAAAAAAGGAAATATCGTAGGATGATGCATTCTCCCTGGAGTCATGGGATACAGCCACATTTGTGACATTCTTTGAACCCATCACCGGGATATAATAATTAGAACCTCTATGGCTACGAATATTAATGCTATAGCCATCGTACTGGATTTCACCACCCAAAATAGCAATGAACTGCATCAGCGCAGCTCGCCTGGAAACCTTCTGGTTGATTTTCATCGTGACGCTTTCTGTAAAATCCACAATCCCAGCTGAAAAGGGAGTGCCTGCAAGGAGCTGGGATAATCCTGCTGTAGGATCACCCGTGAAGTCAAAACTGCTTATTTGATACATTTCATGGTTCAAAAGATAAGACACATGCTCACAAAGAACAGAGCAGACCGGTAGGCTCCCTTGAATTGATTTACTGATTTGAACCAGTTCAAAATACTGATTATCTAGTTTTGCAATTTGCTTTGTTTTTAAAGCCAATGCAGACTTCGCCATAACAGTAAATGAGAGGGTAAATTCACCCTCTAAGGTTTCTCTAATATTTGAGCTGATGACTTTCTTAACGGACTGAATCATGGTTGCTCCTGCGTAAATTTCAATCAAGGGACCGCCTCCTTTCTATTAACTTCCTGCCACACCAAGGTTTCTAACTGTGACGGTATTTTGGTTCCACTGAAGCTGTGCAATAACTCTTGTTAGAATATTACCATCAATGGTAAGAGGGATAGTTACATCAAAGACTGCGCCGTCAGAACCACCAAAGCTACCCGTGACTTGAGAATTCAGGTCCAAATCAAAGTCTGTAGGAATAGCTCTCTGCATATCTTTTTCGACATCACCCATGGCTTTCTCGAAGCCCTCTCCAATACCTTCACCCATGTTGGAACCAATGCCTGCAAATACCTTTGAAGGAGATCTAATACCAAGAACCTTCTTAACTCCACCAACGATCCCGTTGACCATGTTTTTCACTTTTTCTCCAAGCCAACCAATCATCGATGCGATACCGTCCCATAAACCTCTGGCGATATTTCTTCCCACTTCTAAGATTGATGGGATCCCACGGGCAAGTCCGGTGACGATAGACATGATGATTTGGGGCAATTGAGCCACGATCTGAGGAATGGCACGAATAAGTCCCATACCAAGTTGAATGGTCAGCTGAACTCCCATTTCAATAAGCTTTGGTAGATTGCTGGTGATAAAGGTAATGATGCTGTTAATAATCTGAGGCAGTGATTGAATCAGTGTTGGCAGAGAGTTCAAAAGCCCCATAGCCAAGCCGCTGATAATCTGAAAAGCTGCATCCAGCACCAAGTCTAAGTTATTGATAAGTGTTGCAGCAATTAGAATCACCGCTTCTACAATGGACGGAATGAGTTCCGGTAGTGCATCTCCTAGTCCGGTGGCTAGGGTCACAATCATCACTAGCGCCGCTTCCACTAGGGCAGGAAGATTGGTAATAATCCCATCTACCAGTGTAAGAACAAGCTGCAAAGCACCATCTGTAATTTGTGGCAAGGCTTCGATAAGGCCACCTACAATGGTCATGATGATATTGGTTGCCGCTTCAATAAGTGTGGGAAGATTATCTAAAATCCCACTGACAAGAGCGAGAATCAAATCAGGTGCAACTTCTGCAATAGCTGCAATAAGTCCAGTAACCACATCCAGTATTTGAGGAAGGATGACGGCAATCTGCTCAACCGTCTGCTTTGCACCTTCTTTTAACTGCTCAGCGGCACCCTCTTGGCCAGTGATAAGGCCCGTCAAACCATCTAAAATCATGGTAAAACCAGGAAGGAGCTGTGAGGTGATGTTGTTTTTCACCCCAGCAAATGAGCGGGTGAGGTTATCCATGGCGTCTGTGTAGTTCACCGCAGCGTCTACTGACTCATCGCTCATAACCAGCCCCAGCTCACTGGCTTTATTCTTAAGGGCATCGGTGCTTTCAGCGGTTTGGTTTAAAAGTGCCCCCAGTTCAACTGAAGCACTCCCAAGAAGGTCATTGGCAATGGCCGCTTTTTCACCTTCATCAGAGATCCCTTGAAGACCTTTAATGGTCATTTCAAAGACTTCTTCACGGGTTTTTCCCTGTAGATCTGACATGGAAATACCTAATCGTTGAAACTTTTCAGTGGCTGAGGAACTCCCATTGATGGCATCGTCCACGGTGTTATTAAGTTTCTTCATTCCGTTATCTAAGGAAGAGATACTGGCACCGTTTTGTGAAAGAACATAGTCCCACTCTTGGTAGCCTTTTCTGGAGAGACCAATTCTCTGGCTAGCCTTATCGATCTCATCCCCTGCGGCGGCAGCATCATTAGCCATATCAAAGAGCTTTTTACCTGCGGTGACAGCTGCAGTTCCAATGGCTGCCATGGCAACGCCAATCCCCGCAGCCACACCTTTCATAACTGAACCGAGCTTTTCAAACTTACCACCAGAATCATCTGCCACTTTTGCAGAGTCTTTGATTTCATCCCCAAACTTGTCAGCTTCTTTACCAGCATCATCAAACCCATCACTGGCTGCATCTAATGCCTTATTGTTATCATCCAGCTCTTTTTCCATTTTATTTAGATCTGCATTTGCATTGTTTAGCTGGATCTGCCAGGCTTTTGTTCTTTTGTCATTCTCCCCAAAGGACTCAGCAGCATTTTTCAGCGCAGCTTCAAGGGTGGATACTTTGCTTTTCTGAGCGTCGATCTCTTTATTTAACACTTCATTTCTTGCTGTAATAGCTTTGATAGATTTATCTTGCTTATCAAACTGTGAGGTGACCAGATTCATTTCAGAACCCAGCACTTTGAATGTTTGATTGATATCTCGAAGAGAGTTCTTAAATTCTTTCTCACCCTCAACACCTATTTTTAGGCCGAAGTCCGACATAGCGTTCACCTCCTTTGGGGCATGAAAAAAGACACCCATAATCGAGTGCCTTGTAAAAGTATTTATTGATTTATTTATTCTGCTAATGCTTCATCTATAGCTTGTTGAATCGCCTCATGGCAGCATACTCCCAACGGGTTTTTGATTTCACAGTTGGAGTTTCTCATTGCGCCAGTGATAGCTAACACATCTTTCATTTTCTGCGCGCCTTTATCCTTTACAGCTTCTTTCACCTGATCAATCGTAACCTTGCTGCAATAACAAGCATATCTAGGATCTGCTTCTTTCTTAAACCAAATAGGAACTTTTATTTGCTCTTTGCTAAACTGAACTTTATTGTTTTCACTGTAGTAAACAGTATCGCAGTTTTCATTCATGCATATGGAATAATTTGAAGAATCGACAGATGTTTCATACTCATCTTTTACTAAATGTCTCACTGTAACATTTTTTACTTTTTTGCCCTCTTGCTTGCAAATAGGGCACTTGTTAGTATCATTACTAATTATGGTCAAATCTACAATATCGCCACAACAATTACACCCTTTATTTTCTGACATTTTATTCCTCCATTCGTTTTGTCATATACACTATTATATATGACTGCTTCAAATCATAATAGGAAAAATTTACAGAAATTCTGGTATTATTTCATCGATATAGCGTCCTTGTTTCGGTTTCGATATTCCGGTAAATTGCTTATGACACTCCCAAAGGTCCATCAAATAGCCAATGGGCATAAGCCACACTTCATCTTCTAAGCGTCTTAAATGGACTGTTCCAAAGTAGATAAGTCGGGTAAAGACTTGTTCATCACTTACCCGACCACCTCGTTTTTTGAGTCGTCACTCCCCACATTCCTTTTTGTACCTTTCATCATACTGGCCATGATGGCATTTTTGTAATTAGCTAGATCAAATGGAGTGGTAAGAAGTTCCACTTCATCTTCTGTGAGCAGTTCTTTTCTATCATCCTTGTTCCTAATATTATGGATCAGGATGGATTGGTTTGCCAGAAGGGTGATGAGCCACACCACCTCTTCGAGCGCCATTTCAAAGTTCTCAGTTTTCATGAGCTTATCGCCCAAATTCTCAAGACCACCATAGCGCTTGGCAATTTCCTTTGTAGCTTTAGTGGTAAGAATCATCTTAAACTCTGTGCCACCAATATCAATGGTGGTACTTCTTTCTTCAGCGGCTTCGTCAATCTTTAATTTTTTATCTGCCATGATCAACCCTCCCATTAAGAAACAACAACAGTGGCCACTGTAGTCGTCACGTTTTCTGCGCCACTAGAGCTTAAGACACAGTAGTAGTAATAGGTATCGGCCAAGAGATCTGTTGGAATATCAAAGCTGGCCGATGTCTCCCCATTAATGGCAGTACCGCCAGTGGTGCTATCGATGGTATTTTCATACCATTGATAGGTTACAGGGTTTGAGGTGTTGGAATTTGCCACAACAGAGAGGCTTCCAGAAATACTGCCTGCGGTTACTTCAGTTAAGCTTGCCGGCTCAGTTGTGATGGTTATGGTTGGCGTTACGGCTGTAAAGTCTGGTTCATATACGGATGTGAACCAACTTGTAATGGTTGATGCCGATACACCATTATCGCCTTCAGTAACTTCCGCTTTCCAAGGATGTTTGCTTTCTCCATCCAGTTTGTTTCTCCTAAAGACGGTTCCTTCTATGGTGGGACTGCTAAATGTGATGGAGTCACCTTTGGTTGCAAGACTTGTAGCGGGAACAGAGAAGATAACCCTGTAGAGCCAAAAGTAGCGATATTTTCCATTGGCCTTCTTGGCGCGAAACCCAACTGCCACAGGGCTACCACCATCTTCACTTCTTGAAACCACCACATTGTTGCTATCAATTTTGCAGCCGGTTAAATCCTGAGCCACAAGTGAACCAATATCATCAATTCCTAAACTTAAAGCACCACTCTTAAATTCTTTGACCACCTCGCTGGCACCGTCATCTGCGTAGAGAATGGCTTCAATGAGCTCAATACTCAGTTCTGCAGTCATGGCTTTAGCCAGCACTTTAGGGGTGCCATAGGTTTCAATGCCGTTTTGATCTTCTGTGATTTTTGCATAAAATAGAGAGTCCAATCCGATCGTTGCCATTTATTCTTCCTCCGTTTCATATTCTTTCATTACGTCAATGGCGTAATGATGAAATTTAGTGTCGTGTTCGTAACCTACATACTGTCTATCCGTGATGGTTATCCCTCCAGATTGTAGGGCCTTAGTCAGTTCTTTCTTGCGCTTCATATAGTTCTTCTTCGTGAAAAGAGAAAGCCGAGCTTCTGAAAGAATCATATAGGCCTCATTGTCTGCAAAGAGATCAAGCCTATCAGACATGGGAGTGATAACCAGATATTCATCAGGCGGCGTATCAGAAAACACTCCGGTTTCCACAGGAATGTTCAGGGGTCCGAGTATGTGGTTTAAATCCGCAAGTAAGCTCATAGCTTTTCAATCTCCTTATCCAGTTCTGATTTCATAGTTTCAATGCAGGCCTTCCGCGATGCTGACTTTGCGGGCTTCAAGAAGGGTTTAGGCGGCTGACCTGATTTACCGTACTCAAGGATATTTGCAATCTTAGCATTGGCATCTCCATCACCACGAGGTTCATTAAAGCCAACCTTGACATTGAAGTTTCCATTTCGATCTAGCTTAGTGGGAGAGAGGCCTAGGGAAGATACCAGCTCGCCAGTTGAACGGCTTTTTTCTTTGGTTTCGTTCCCAATAACGCCTTTAAGGTTGGTTTTCACTTTATCCAGAACAACCTCACCACCAGCTTCTAAAACATTAGAGATGATTTCATCGGTCTTATCACCAAGTTTTGAGAGCTTCATCAGAAAGTCATCGGGCATTTTCATGGTTGCTTTAGCCACTTGGAACCACCTCCTTGGCCAGCACTTCAATGTACATCCCGCGGCCTTTCACATCTTCAACGGATGTGATTTCAAATCTCTTATCACTATGGATGATCACCATAGACGTTGTAATGGTTATACCAGGTATGCGGCGAAAGCGAAAAAGGTCTGTGGCTTCTGAAAAGGAAGCTCTATTTGCCCATTTCTCATTGCCATGGCGACCTTCTCGATAAGCCCTTACAGAAGCTACAATATTATCAACTTCTGTTTTAAACCCTTCGGAATCTTTTATGGTGATGCTTTCTACAATATCGATAAAGGTATTCATTTTCCCAAAGCTCATGACTACACCTTCCAATCCCGATCAAGCCGCAGCAGGAGATTGACTGTATTCCATACCTGCTGTCCAGCTTGAACATTATCTGAAAAGAAACCACCGGTGCTGCCGTCCCTGGATTCATAAAAGTGGGACGACAGCATAATGATGGCTTGCTGTGTGGTGGCTGGCATAACTGCTTCCACGTAGTGGTTTTCAGTAAGGTGCTGATAGCTTTCTGCATACCTCGTGGCGGCGGTGATGTACATCTCGAGGAGTTCATCATCAGCCGAGTGATCAAGAATTAGATTTGCTTTCACTTTTTCCAGCAGTGTCATCTCGCCACCATCCTTTCATTAGTCTGAAATCATAAGCCCTGCTGCTTTAAGTTTGGTGAGAAGGACATTAAAATCCGTCACCAAATCTTCTACTGTGGCAGCAGTACTTGCAGCTTGATTATCGAGAACGGGGAGGCCAGTAACGACCGCCCCCTCCTTGATCTCAAGCGTTCCACCAATGACGGTTTTTTCACCGCCCTGTTCGGTAAAGTTCTTTGTGTTATAACTCATAGGACACCTCCATTACGCTTTCTGCTGAAGCACTTTGATGGCTTCAGGAAGAATCAGCTTTCCATCCACACGCTGAGTGGCAACAAAACCTACCTGGCCAGTAGCCGCATAGAGCTCATTAAGTCTCTTGAAGACTCTGCCTTGACGATCCGCTACCCAGTAGTAACCAAAGTCACCGAAGATAATGGACTTTGCAGATGCAGCGATGGTAGGAACGTAAGATGAAGTGTAAACAGGTCTATTCAAAATGGTATCTGGAGTTCCGGCCTGAAGTGAAGGCTGCCAGATATACTGACCCTGACCATCTTTTAGTTTTCTAATGGCCTTAATGGTAGCATCGTTCATAACGAACACGGACTTGTTTCTGTAAGGAGACTTTAGAGAGTAGAAAAGGTCCAAAACCTCATCAATGGTAATAGCTGTAGCACTTGCAGCGGTTACACCGATTTGCGCTCCACCAGTGGCAGCAAGAATACCTGTAGGCTTACCAGAACCATCTCCTGTGAAGAAAGCATCTTCTTCCTTGTTACCAATACGTCTTGCAAACTCTCTAGCAATATAGTTTTCAAGATTAAACACGCTGTCATTAAGAAGCTCTTCAGACACCTTGATCATGGTACCTAGCTTGTAAGCACCAATGGAAACCTGTCCAAAACTATCATCGCTTTCAGGAATGGCACCTTCTTCATCAATCCAAGAAGCAGTACCTTTGGAAGCTACCACAGGAATCTTACGGTCACCAGAAGAGGTGGAGATGACGTTGGCCAGCTTTCTGAAGATATTCTCTTCATCCAGGGCTTCAATAAGGGTACGTTCGAACTCATCTGGTACAAGGTAACCACCTTCCGTGTCAGTGCCAATCTGTAGTGCGTTCTTAATCACTGGATCAAGCCCTTCACCAGAACGGGTTCTCATAGCATTCCAGAATGCTTTCTGGTATTCTGCGGAGGCTCTGCCGCCTTTGGATTCCATACCCTGGAAGATAGGTTTTCCGGTAAGTGGTGTGTTAAGTGGTTTTGAAAGCTCACGGTCGAGAGCCTCCTGCTTTTCAAGTCGGTCAATCTCCTTACCAAGGGCAACAACATCAGCTTCCATCTTTTCATAGGTTGCAGTGTCTTCAGCGGATACAATTCCATCTGTACCTCTTTTGGTATCCAGGAAGGCTTTAGCAGCTTCCCAGGACTTTGCTCTTTTTTCACGCAGTTCAAGAATTTTATTCATAGTGTTTTCCTCCTAATATTTAGTGTTGAATCAAAGAAAGCCGCTTTTCCAGCGACTCAATGGGGGTGCCAGTATTCTCTTTTGCTAGTTTGGGTTTTACCTTATCCAGCAGGGAGTTGGTAACAGCTCTGCGGCTAAATGCATAGGTGAAATCCTCAGTCTGATTTCGTTTCTTCTCATCCAAGATGCCATCAGCAAATCCAAGCTCGATGGCCTTCTTTGCATTAAGCCAGGTTTCTGCATCCATAAGATGAGAGAGCTTTGTCCTTGATTGACCTGTCTTGATTTCATACGCATTGATGATGCTCTCTTTAACTTCAGAAAGCATGGCGATGGCTTTTTTCATTTCCTCACTGTCACCAATGGCCACTGTAAGGGGGTTGTGCACCATCATAAGGGCAGTTGGTGCCATGAGCACCGTTGTCCCCGCCATAGCGATGACAGAGGCGGCTGAAGCGGCAATGCCATCGATCTTTACAGTGACAGTGCCTTTGTAATCCATAAGCATGGCGTAAATCTGACTAGCAGCAATGCAATCACCTCCTGGAGAATTGAGCCAAATAACAATGTCACCCTCACCGGCAGTAAGCTCTGCTTTAAATGCCTTAGGGGTGACGTCATCATCAAACCATGAATCTTCGGCAATAACGCCGTCTAGATAAAGTGTTCGGACGCCAGTGTTTTCATCACGCGCCCAGTTCCAAAACTTCTTCATTTAGGTTCCTCCGTTTCTTTATTATTTGTGAACGCTCCTGCGTCCTGTAATTTTGTCATGGCCCCGTTGATGAGGAAGAGATCGCCTCCAAGTTCAGCAGGAATTCTATCCAGATTTTCTAGTTCTCTGATATCATTGGCGCTCATCCAACCGTTCTGCCTTGCAGTGGCATAACCACTCATTCGGCTAACATAGTCACCACGTAATAGGCCATCCACATTAAACTTGATAAATACATTAGGTTTCTCACTCTCCATGAGAAGTGCTCTGCACATGGACTGTTCCCAGCGGACCACCCAAGGGTCGAGGGTGTATTTTACAAACTCCAGTGATTGCTGCTCAATGTTGCTAAAGGATGACTTCTCAAGATCAGCCAGCATATGAGGTGGGACCCTAAAGATACGAGCGATCTCATTGATCTGAAACTTTCTGGTTTCAAGAAATTGTGCCTGTTCTGGTGATATCCCTATAGGCTGATACTTCATACCTTCCTCAAGGACAGCCACCCGGTGGGCATTGCCACTTCCTTGATAGGCAGCGTTCCAGGATTCTTTAATCTTCTGAGGGTCCTTGATGGTACCGGGATGTTCTAGGACGCCACCCGGTGAAGCGCCGTTAGCAAAAAACTTAGCTCCGTATTCCTCCGTAGCAATTGCAAGGCCCACCGCATTTTTCGCCATGGCAATGGGTGAATAGCCTACCAGCCCATCAAAGCCAAGTCCTGGGATGTGAAGGACATCCGATGGTGATAGGTACACTTGATTTTCTCTGCCAAGAGTAGGGACATCTTCACTACCACGCTGATACAAATAGAAAAGCCTACCACTTGAATCACGGTCGACAGTCATTTTATTTGGCATCAGTGGATAGAGAGAAATCACTTCACCACGTGCATTTCGAATAATCTGAGCATAAGCATTTCCCCATAATAAAAGATGACTCATCAGCGTTTCTCTAAAGGCAAATGAAGTCATCTCTGGGTTTGGTTCATCATGAAGTAATTTATATAGCGGATGTTTTAGGTTTTTCTCCTTGCCACCTGAATCATTGTATTTATAGACATGAAGCGGAAGGCCAGCCAACGTCTCAGATAAGATTCTTACGCAGCTATATACCGCTGTCATTTGCATGGCGGTTTGCTCATTAACTGGCTTACCAGCGCTGGTGCTTCCAAAAAAGAAGCTGTATCGGCTGCCACCAAGAGCATCTTTAGGTTTGTCTCGTGCCTTAAATATTCCTTGCAGTATTCCCATGGACATGACCCTCCTTAAAATGAGCATGAAAAAAGCACCTATCAAGAATAGATGCTTAATATAGATACTTTCGAATTCACATTAAGAGTAGTTCATATAAGATAAATTATGTGCATTAGTTATAACAGTAAATTGAAATTAGCAGAGTTCACTACTAAAAACAGAAGTTAGTCCAAGTCTTGAATATTCATTTTATCAAGCTGTGAACGAAGTTTTATTTTTTCACGACAACCGAAATAAATCCCAAGTAAGACAATGGTTGGAATATTACTAATTAGAAAGGTTGAGGCAAGTAGCATGAATATCTCCCCACCTTTCATTGCCTCAAAAACAGCAATATTTGAAACCATCAATAAAGAATATATAAAGGTGATTGTCGGAAGTATAAGTCCAAACCACTTACTCCTCTTTTTAGATAGAAATATTTGAAGAAAGATTCCTCCAACTAACAATGCCATCACAAGAAACAACATTATAGTCACGTTTTTCATATTATTCAGCTCCTTTAACTTTTTTGTATTCAGAAATTAATAGTTTAGCAGTTTCAAAGTCTACCTTATCGTTTAAAGCTAATCGCTTGATTAAAGCGACGTAAGGTTCGTTCGCAGCATTTTCACTTATTTGAATTTTTTGTATTAACTTATCAAGCCTAAGTCTTACAGTAGGATAAGTAACTTCATATTGATTAGCAATTTCCTTTAGTGAACCTGAAGCTAAAAGAAATTTTTTGATAAATGATACATCTTCATCATCAAGATTAATCATCCATTCGGGCACAACATCTATCGCCATATTAAATCCTCCTTTAATAATGTTGATTATAGGCTTTAATAATGTTAAAGTCAATAGTTAATTTGATGTTAAATAAAATAATGACATTTATGGCATTCATTCTATCATAGAGAAAATAACATTAGAAGATTAAAAGGCCTCGATCGTCATATACAGAATTACCGGTTTCTCCACCACAGCGAATGGCTCGGTCAAGGGCCATGATTGTAGCCACAGCACCGTCAATCTTTTCTGTTGATTTTTCTTTATCTGCTTTGATGTTTCCAGCAGGATCTGTTCGAATGAAGATATTGTCCATCATCCAGCGAAGAACTGGGTGGCCACCGTGAGCGATTTTCTGCTCTAGTGTGAGCTTCATCAGTTCCTTCGTTGGCGGAGACATGTCTTTGAAGCCCTGACCAAAAGGGACAACAGTGAATCCTAAATTCTCTAGATTCTGCGTCATCTGAACTGCACCCCAGCGGTCAAAGGCAATCTCGCGGATATTATATTTCAATCCAAGTTCCTCAATGAATGTTTCTATGAATCCGTAGTGGACCACGTTACCTTCAGTGGTCATTAGAAATCCTTGTTTTTCCCACACATCATAATTCACGTGATCCCGCCTAACCCTCAGGTCAATGCTGTCTTCTGGTATCCAGAAGTATGGTAGAACCACATATTTATCGTCTTCATCCTGGGGAGGGAACACAAGTACGAAGGCTGTAATATCAGTGGAAGAAGATAAGTCCAGCCCGCCATAACAGACGCGACCTTTTAGGCTTTCTGGTTTAACCGGAAAAGCACAGGCATCCCATTTATCCATAGGCATCCAGCGAATGGCCTGCTTCACCCATTGATTGAGTCGAAGCTGCCTGAAGCTATTTTCTTCCGCAGGGTTTTGTCTTGCTGACTCATAAGCCATTTTTACTTTATCCATGCTTACAGTGATGCCGAGGGATGGATTTGCTTTCTTCCATATCTTTGGATCAGACCAGTCATCTTCTAGAGCTGCACCATAAATGACGGGGTAGAAGGTAGGGTCGTTCTTTCTTCCTGCCATGATATCCAGTGCCTTTTGATGAACCTCCCAGCAGATACTGTTTTGATTATCTCCAGCAGTGGTGATTAGAAAGTACAAGGGCTGCATCCTGGCATCGCCACTACCTTTGGTCATAACATCAAATAGCTTTCGGTTTGGTTGAGTGTGGAGCTCATCGAAGACAACTCCATGGGTGTTGAAGCCGTGCTTGTTTCCAACATCGGCAGAAAGCACCTGATAAATGCTTCCGGTGGGTTGATAGATTAATCTTTTCTGTGAGTCCAGAATCTTAACTCGCTTTGATAAAGCTGGGCACATTCGCACCATATCTGCTGCCACGTTAAAAACGATGGAGGCTTGGTTACGATCTGCAGCACAGCCATAAACCTCAGCACGCTCTTCGTTATCTCCACAGGTTAAGAGCAGGGCAACAGCCGCCGCCAGCTCACTTTTCCCCATCTTCTTTGGTATTTCTACATAGGCAGTATTAAATTGGCGATAACCATTTGATTTAATGGTTCCAAATAAATCCCTGATGATTTGCTCTTGCCAATCTATCAGTTCAAAGGGCTTTCCTGCCCAGGTTCCTTTGGTATGGGAGAGGCATTCAATAAAACCTACTGCATAGTCCGCCATCTCCTTGCTGTAATGTGAATCCTTCGCCATGTATGATGTTGGTTTATACTTCTTTAGTTTTCGGATATGCGGACACCTCCTTTAAAAGACATAAAAAATAGACCATAAGGTCTTCTGTAACGAGGAAAAGAGCCATACAGCCCTGTTCCTTTATGCGTTTTATCTTGTTGTTAATTGTATTCCTTCATCAATATTTCAAGTGCAGCTTGCGCATTGGCGTCAATGGGTTCAATGTCCCAGCCTCTATCAAAGTTTGCAATGATCTGGCCATCTCGCTTTAGCATCAGTTTTGATATTCTACCCTCATCAATGCCGTAAGGGGAGCCTAAGTCAAAGCTTTTGATCCAGTAATGAATGGTTCTGTTTTCGACTTCGATTTTACCTTTTCTCCACATGGTCTTAGCCTCCTTAAATTCTAACCAAGATTGCTGGTAGAATTCGCTTTTTGTTGGTCTGCCAGTCGGTGTAGCTTGTTTTAACCTTAGTCAGTCCGTCCATCCTGCAGCCGTGCTTTTCAAATTCGGCAAGGGTTGCGATCAGTCCTGAGAAGGTGCTTGAAATGGTAATGTGGTCAATTCCGTAGGCTCTGCAGGCTTTAACAATGGGTTCAATGTCGTAATCCCAAATGACCTCAGAAAAGTCGATGGTGTCGTTTCCTGCTTCCTTGCTTCTTTCGTAGGCCCAGTACATGGTGCTGTTGATTCCAGAGTCCTTAAAATTTGCGCCTGTTGCTTTCGCCTCTTCAAATGCTTTGATTTCTTTCATGTTCTCATCCTCCATTTAGTGTGGTTTTGTTTTGGTATTACATATATCACTCTAAACGAGAATAATAGCAAGTCATTTCTGTAGTAATAGAGCAGGTTTCTGGCTTAGAGGCTAGTCTTCAATCCCACAGTAGCGTGGATAGTCATAGCCTTCCGGATTGGTGAGTATCTTTTCACCAGTGTCTTTGTTAATGACCCTAATACACCTAAGCTCACCTTTTTCGTTGGTCCCGCCATCTGACTTCTTGATCCAGGGCTGATCCTCTAGAAAATCACTGGTGAACTTCTTAAACTCTGAATCACTAAGCTCAACTTCTCGAATCACAGTGTAATCAGAACCAATGACGCCATCTTCTTTTGCATCTTCGGTTGCTTCCTTCAGTTCCTTAAGGTTGTAGAACTTTCGACCAAATAGTGCCTTCATCGCTATGCCTCCTCCCTGGGATTTTCATCGATTACCTTGCAGGAATCAATGCCGTAAACCACATTCAAGCTACTGCCGTTGTCCCACTGAATCATGATGGAGCCTGTGTCATCCACGCCCCACACGATGCCTTTTGTGCCCGTTGGCGGTGCTTGCACATCATCCATCCAAAGGAGCTGAACCCTGGAACCAGCGGGGTACTGCTTGCGTAGGCGCTCCAGTCTTTCTTTACTGATCGGTTTCATTGGGAGCACCTCCTTTGAAAGCACTGCTGCCTGAAAGGTTTTGAAGGAGAATCTTTCTATGGTTTTTGAATTCCTCTCCAATAAATCCAAGGCGGAGAAGGAAGCATCGAAATGCGTATTTCTCATTATCGACTTCTTTCTCTTTTACGGTGATTCTCTTTTGGATTTTCGCCATCTCACAAAGCTTTGTAATGAACTGGGAGTAGGCTTTTATCTCGTCTGGATTTGGCAGTTTTGAAAACCAAGGGAAGCTAATGCGTTCCTCATCGGCTTTAATGGGAAGGGCATCTACATTCAAAGCTTTCTTAATGAGGTTGCCTTTTGCTTCTAGCAGTTTGGCTAGCTTCTCCAGGTCTTCATCGGAAAGGGAGTCTTTTGGTATCTGGATGATGAGTCCCGTTTCCTCGGTCTCCGCTTCAGCAGGAGCTGATTCCTCCACCTCAGCTTCAAACCCTGCCTCTTGTAGCTTTTTCATCAGCGTCTTGATATCGTCCTGAGTCACTTCGGTGTCAAAGGTTAGCTCTCCGTCTTTTCCAATGTGGTAAGGTCCCACCTGGTAAGCGCAGGATGGAACACCCAGGTATTTTGAAGGGACCTCTGTGATTTCGCTGATGACCTTCACCAGCTTTTTACGTTCGTTACCAGTTACGTTGTAATTGATTTTCATGGTATTGACCTCCTTGTTTTTTGCTTACTACATATATCACTCTAAGTGATGTTAATAGCAAGTCTATCTTTCGATAGTTGTGTTATTTATTTTCAGGGAGGTCACTGTAGCGGTATTCTTTGCCATCACGCAGGAGATAGACTTCATCTGAAGTCTGTGCTCCAGAAATAAACCTTTCGACTATAACATCACAAAACTTCTCATCAAGCTCAATGGTGTGGCAGATTCGCTGGGTCTGATCACAGGCAATAAGCGTACTGCCAGAACCGCCAAATGGATCGAGGACGATGCAATTGCTAAGACTTGAATTAAGGATTGGATGGGCCACAAGAGCCACGGGCTTCATTGTTGGATGAGAGCCATTCTTCTTAGGTTTTTCAAACTCCCATATAGTCGTTTGCTTCCTATCGGCGTACCAGTTGTGCTTGCCTTTCTTCTTCCATCCAAAGAGCACCGGTTCATGCTGCCACTGGTATGGAGACCTACCAAGGACAAGGGATTGCTTTTTCCAGATACAGGTGCCGGAGAGGTAGAAGCCAGCTTCAGCAAATGCCTTTCTAAAGTTAAGCCCTTCCGTATCTGCATGGAAAACATAGATGGAGGAGTCCTGGGTCATGACAGCTTCTGTATTGGTAAAGGCCGCCAGAAGGAATTCATAGAAAGCAGAATCACCCATGTTGTCGTTTTTGATTTTACCGGCAGAGCCTTCATAGTTTACATTGTAAGGGGGATCCGTCACCACTAGGTTTGCCAGCTTTCCATCCATAAGTAGCGTGAAGGTTTCTGCCTTGGTGGAATCACCACAGACCAGTCTATGGGGACCCAGCTTCCAGACGTCACCAAGTTTTGTCATGGCGGGTTTTTCCAGCTCTGCATCCACATCAAACTCATCATCGTGAATGCCATCTTTCAAGGAATCCTTAAATAGGTCATCCAGTTCAGAGGGATCAAAACCTGTAAGGGAAACATCAAAGTCTGCGCCTTGGAGATCAGCAATAAGAAGAGCTAACTTATCCTTATCCCAGTCACCAGAAACTTTGTTCATTGCAACGTTTAGTGCTTTTTCCTGTTCGGTGTTGAGATCTACCATAACGCATTCTGCTTCCTTTTGTCCTAGATGCTGAAGCACACTAAGCCTCTGATGGCCTGAAATCACAGTGTTATCATTATTCGCATTAACGACGATAAGCTCCACATATCCAAAATTCTCAATGGAGGCTTTTAGCTTTTCAAACTCTGGATCTCCAGGCTTTAGTTCTTTTCTAGGATTGTAGGCTGCCGGATTCAGATCTGATAGTTTTATTTTTTGTATATTCATATCAAACACATCAACCTTTCTTTTATCAATAAGCGAGCTATTTGCCAGTCTCCGATAATTTCATTCACTTTCTTACCTTCATGTTCAACAGTTCTATGACATGAGGAACATAAGGTCACAAGATTATCGATGTCTCTCGATCCATTAGCACTAACGGGAATAATATGATGAACATTAAGGTTCTCTTTAGTACCACATCGACGACAAACTTGGCCTTGTTTGATTGTGGCACTCAATTTATTCCACTCATAATCATATGGACCATAGGTGCGCTTTTTTATTGCATTATTACGCAGAACATGAATCATTCGTTCACGCTGTTCATCACTATATTCATTCCATCTCAGAGATGTGGCTTCTCCGATCTTCTTCTTAGTTTCTTTTGAGTGATAGTCAGAGCCTAATCTTTTCTTTCGTGCTTTCAACCCTTCACTCACTTTTTTTCTAAAATGAGGGTCTTTGTTTTTCTCAACTATATCTTTACGTGTTTTTTGCCATACATTCTGACAAGCAACTGAACAGAAGAAGTGTGATGGAATTTTATGTGCAGCATATCTTCTTGAATTTTCCTGCCCACATGTTTCGCAAACATAATGAATCTTCATATCTCTTCACGCTCTACATTGAATTTCTCCGCCGCCTTTCTTAGGTTTAAATTGAAATCCACGTTCTCCCATGGGAAGAGCGAGGAATTGAAGTGGCCATAGGTTGCTGTGTCTGAATAAATTGCATTTCTGAGGCGCAGCTTTTCAATGATGGCCGCTGGTCTCAAGTTAAAGATCTCTTTTACCAGTTCACTTAAATCCTCGTCATTGATTTTTCCCGTACTAAAGGATGTCACATTAACTGCCACAGGGTTTGCTTTACCTATGGCATAAGAAATAGCGACCTCGCATTTATCAGCAAGCCCGCTCCAAACAATATTCTTAGCAATGTACCTGGCCATATAGGCACCGCTTCTATCAACCTTAGTTGGGTCCTTTCCGCAGAGTGCGCCGCCGCCATGAGAAGCTAGACCACCATAGGTGTCGACCATGATCTTTCTTCCAGTAAGTCCAGTGTCAGCAGCAGGACCACCCTCAACAAATCTGCCTGAAGGATTAATGAGTATTTCAGTTTCATTATCCAGTGGGAAATCCTCGAAGCACTGCCAGAGCACGTTGTTTAAGATATCTGATTCTAGCTGCTTTTGGGTTTTATCATCGTGGTGCTGAACAGAAACTACCACAGTCTTAACGCGGATAGGTTTATCCCCATCATACTCAACAGTAACCTGTGCTTTACCATCGGGGAGGATACCCTTGATGATTTTTCCTTTGCGACATTCATCAATACGCTTTACGATTCTATGAGAGAGAAGTAAAGGTAGAGGCAACAGTTCACGGGTTTCGTTGGTAGCATATCCATAGACAGTGCCTTGATCACCAGCACCGATGGAACCATAAGGATCAATAATTCCATTTCTAGCTTCAAGTGCTGTATCTACACCAGCAGCAATATCTACACTCTGATGATGTACAAACACAAATACTGTAAATTTCCAAGGACTGTATCCCACCTCGCGAAGTACATTTTTTACGATAAGGCGGATGTTAATTTTTTCGCTGCAGGTGATCTCGCCCGCCACGATGATTTTCCCTTTAGTAGCCATGACCTCACAGGCCACACGTGAAGCTTTGTCTCTGCGAAGGCAATCATCCAATATGCTATCAGCGATTAAATCAGAAAGCTTATCAGGATGTCCCTTGCAGACACTTTCCGCGGTTCTGTAGTTTTTACTCATATCATTATCTCCTATCTGTTCTTATTTGCCCCTACGAGCAGAAAGAAGCCTTTCCATCACATCATCCTGAGGATTTGCTCCTTTGTAATCGCCTGTGCAGTTTTCTTTTACAATCTGGAATATCTCAAACCACAGACGATTGGTCTGGTTCATGTAGTTCTGACCCATGGATACATAAGGGCTTTGAATGGCGTTTCCTGTGGTGGGGTGTTTTGCAAGAAAACCATATTCAGTAATGGCTTCTTCACACTGAATCCAACGAGCAACACTCATGGCATACCTTTCGAGGAGCTGTGGGGAAACCAGAGCAGCACAGCCACGCTTATCCAGCCACTGCCATGTGGCTTTATATATTTCACCTGCCACCAGAGCCTTACCATCTTTTTGAATGGCTTCTAGCATTTTATTTGGTTCAGGCATTTCTTGTCCTTCAAGATCTGCCGTATCGGAAAACTCCATCACAGTCAGTTTCCTGCCACCAAGATTTCCTTCGGCTATTTTGTCAGCCAGAGGTTTCTTTTTTGCCCCTGCACCAACACGAGCGCCACCTCTGTTCGTACCGTCTTTTGCCAATGATCACACCTCCTTTACAAAGTGGGGGCTATACCCCCGTTTGAATCTGCGTTTTTTAACACGACACCCCAGCCCGCTGTCCAAAAATTTTAGTTGTAGAGATCATACCTCCCCCATAGATCATAAATTGAAAATATACATTGACAAAATTATCGTAACTACATATAGTTATCTTATGAGATGCTAATGAGATACTCATTAGAAAACCGGTAGTAATTGTAACAATATACTAAAAGGAAAGGATGATTAACATGGCACAAGCAAGAGTAGTGGTTATCAATGAAACAAAGCTTGGGAAACCCGGAGAATGGAACCTTTGTTTTCAATATTGTCGTTACGAATACGGAGATGATGACAATACAGAAGAGAATGGCTATCGCTTCATTTGGAGAAAACCTGATGGAAGTCTTCAAGGAGCTCGAGGGCAAGCGCGTATTCCTTCTATTTCAGACATTCAATACCTAACCGGCAAAGCTCTAGCTGAAGGTTGGGGGCACTATAACAATGGAAATCTAGGTTTTGAGTATTAATTTTTCTAGGACGGTCGGCTAAAGCTGGCCGTTTCTTTTATTCCATCTGCCTCCAGCACTTGCAGTAATTCTAGAGTGACATGACTTACAAAGGGCCATCAGGTTACTGGTTTCATTGCCACCACCTTTAGAGAGAGGGAGGATGTGGTGAACTTCTTCAGCAGCTTTAATCTTTCCGTTCTTATCACACTCCTCACAAAGAGGATGGGCTTTGATGTAACGGTCCCTGATGCGTTTCCAGGACCTGCCATAGCGCTTGTTAGATGCAGGGTCACGTTGGTACTGGTTATAGCGTTTTGTTACCACTTTCTTATGCTCGGCGCAGTACTCTCCGCTGTCTGCAAGCCGACCGCAGCCAGGGTAAGCACAAGGACGCTTAGGTTTGTATGGCATGAGTTCACCTCCTTTAGGGCATAAGAAAAGCCCTCGTGGGTTTTCCCATTAAGGCTTGTTTACATTATTATCTCTCAATTATAGCGTACTAAAAAAAACAACTGCACTCAAGTGGACTCATGTGGACTTTACTATCCTCTTTGAAGTTTTCTACTTTTAAGCACCGCGTTGATACCAGGGATTAGCTTGGTCACATTCTTATTGATGTTATCTGTTGTAATTCTGATCATCTCCCAACCTTCACCAAGTTTATTGGTAATGACCTCATCTCGGATGCTCTCATATTTTTGTCTGTCTTTCCCATGATAAATCTTGCCATCAATCTCAAGGGCAACTTTCATCTCAGGCAAAATGAAGTCAACAGAGTAGTCGAAGATTTTCACCTGGTGGAACGCTTTAACGTTACGACGGATAAGTTCAAGTGCCACCATTATTTCTTCAGTACTCTGATACCACCCAGTCTTGTTCAGGCTCTCTTCTACAAGACGGATGGCATCCTTGTAGTGTTCAATGCCGGTGATTTTTGAGATCCTTTTTATGGCGTTTTGCAGCTTCATCTGTTTCTTATCCGTACTGATCACTTCCCCTTCTTCTCGCGCCTGCCGAACCAGTTCAGCCCTGCAGTCCTTGCAGGTATATTTAGTACCACGAGTGTATGTCCAACTATAAACAGGTGTAGCGCAGATATGGCAAGGTGGATAATAACAATTGGAATCTCTACCATCCTTACCTACGGTTATTCCGTCTTCTATTGCTTCATGCCATCCCATTCTTATTCTCCCTTCCAGCCAATACAGCATCTACAGCTCTAAGCGCTTTACGATGAAGCTTCAGCACCCAGCTTACAGAATAATCAAGGTCGTAAGCAATATCTTCCCAAGGCTGATATGACAGGTAGCGTTTCTCTAGAATCAGCCTGTATTCAATGTTGTTGACACCTTGGATGATCTCAATAATGTTAATCTTGCACTTCAGAAGTTTGGCAAGATCATCGTTCAAATTGTTTTTAATATCTATAATCTTACAGACAGCATCTGCCATATGAGATACTGATTTGCTGGGGTTATTAGGCATTCCATTTATGGCCGAAGTGCAGTTCATAGCCATATTCTCCAGGGATGCCACTTGCTCAAGCTTACTGTTTATTCTTTGATCCAATCGATAGGCTTTACTAAGATATTCTTTAGCATTCATTGTTTGACCTCCTCTTTCAGTTTTCGGAGAAGTATCTCCGGTTCTACCGTGGTAAGTTCTCTATACCAATCAG